CAATCTTAAAGTCACCGAATACACCCAAGACTACTATGACGAGCATAAAGACGCTGGTTTAGATTATCTTGGGCATGGCTACTGGCAAGAAGAATACGCCAAAATGGTTGTAGAAGCCTGTAAAACGCCTCGTGACGGGTTTGTAGTGGATGCTGGGTGTGCGTGTGGCTCTATCCTAAAAGGCTTTCATAAGCTCAATGTGCGTGTTTTAGGGGTAGATTTAAATGATGCCATGATTGGGTTAGGTCGTACCCACTTTGAGTATTACGCTAATGAACTGGTTTGTGGGTCTATTGCTGACACCCCCGCCCTAACAGAAAGCGTTGATTTGGTGCATACCGCACAAGTCTTAGAGCATATCCCCAAAGAACAGATGGATGCCATTCTTCAAGAATTTTCAAGAATTATCAAGAAATCAGGGCGTTTATTTATTTGTCTAGATGCAGTAAAAGACGGGGAATCCAAAGAAATGTATATGGGTGACCCAACCCATGTGAATATCCAGCCGATTGAATACTGGTACAGACTGTTTGCCAAGCACGGTTTTATGTTTGATGTCGAGGCGTATAACAAATTTGTGCGGTCTAAATACAAGCCGACAGAAGATAAAGACGATAATTTTTTTAACGCATACCCTTACTGGAGTGTATGGATTTTGCAAAAAACCTAATATAATTGGGTATGTAAAGGAGATTCTATGGAAAATTGTTCACTTTTTGTAGCCACATTGCTGCACTCTGCTACGAATACCCATTTTTTCCACTGGAGTACCGACAGCTTTTCAAAGCACACCGCATTGGGCGAATACTACGATGAGATTGTGGATTTGACCGACCAACTGGCTGAATCATACATGGGCAAGTACGGCAAATTGACGGCATTTCCAAGCGTATATCACCAACCCAAAGACCCAATTAAATACATGGAATCGCTACAAAACTTTGTGGCAGATGCCCGCCAAGATTTACCGCAAGATTCTGAACTACAGAACATCATTGACGAAATTGCCGACCTGATTAACACCACGGCATATAAACTTAAGTTCTTGAAATAAAAGGAAATTATTATGCCGCTAATCAAGTCTGGAAAAGCAGAAAATGTCGGTAAAAACATCAAAAAAGAGATGGAAGCTGGCAAACCTAAAAAACAAGCCGTAGCCATTGCTCTTGCAACCGAGCGTAAATACGCTAAGGGCAGCCGTAAGAATAAGTTAGAAGAAGCATACGGCAAGTACATTGAAAGCAAAGCATGAGCGGCTTGTACGAGAATATTCATAAAAAACGGGCTAGGATTAAGGCTGGCTCAGGCGAACGGATGAAAAAGGCTGGCGAAGAAGGCAGACCTACCGCCAAAGACTTTAAAGAATCTGCTAAGACTGCCAAAAAACCCCGCAGACAAATGATTGCTGACGCTATGAAGGATATGTAATATGTTTAAAAAAGAAAAGATTAAACCTGAGAACTCTTTGTTGCAACCGCACAAACAAACCACGCTAGAAAAGAACGAAGATAAGCGTATGAAGCGTAAAGCAGCATTGATGAAGCATTTTAATAAGTTTGCAAAAGATATGGCTTAGAAAGGAAAGTTATGCCAACTTTAGCTGATGTTTTAAGACAAGGTGGTTATATTCAGAACGGTCAAATTGTCCGCCAACCGTCTACTACCGCTCAATCAATGAACCAATATATTCAAAATATTGTGCCAAACGCCATGCAAAACCTTACTCAGCAACGCGCGGATATTGATGCCGCGCTGGTTATGGGCGACCAAGGCATACAAATTGGCGACCCTGAAGCTTATGCAAGGCAAATGGAAGCCGTCACTGGTGTTGCTGGTATTACAAAAGCTGGTAAAAATTTGATTCCAAGCGCTTATCAACAGGCTTATGAATACGAAAAACGAACAGGCGTCAAAATGAAACCAAGTGACGTTGCCGCCGCACAAAAAATATATGATTTGATGGCTAAAGAACGTGAACTTAAAAATGTAAAACCATCAGATTTGCCTCGTTGGGGTGATTTTGCCAAGTCTGATGAATACGATATTAAGATGTTAAATGAATTACAAAAAAAGGTTGAACAGCAACGTGTTCTTGATATGCTGCAAGAAGAAAAATTGTCTCGCCGACAAGTTTTAGAAAAACAGATAAAAGAATCAAAAAAGTAATACAATTAACGCAACTTAATCAATCACTTGAGGAAGTATGCAGATAAAAGAGGTAGAAGTAACAGCGTTAATACCATACGCTAAAAACAGCCGCACTCACGATGATGCTCAGGTAGCGCAAATAGCCGCCAGTATTAAAGAGTTTGGGTGGACTAACCCTATATTAGTAGATGGCACTAAAGGCGTTATAGCTGGTCATGGAAGGCTACTAGCCGCTAGAAAGCTAGGTATGGATAAAGTACCTACGATTGAGCTAAAAGATATGACAGAAGCCCAAAAAAAGGCTTATGTGATTGCTGATAATAAATTGGCATTAAACGCTGGGTGGGATACAAACTTTCTGTCGCTAGAGTTACAAGAACTAAAAGACCAAGACTTTGACCTAACGCTACTTGGCTTTGACGATAAGGAACTAGACGCATTATTAGCCCCCGAAGTAGCCGAAGGGCTAACCGATGAAGATAGCGTACCTGACACGCCAATCGAGCCTAAAACTAAGCTAGGCGATATATATATTCTTGGAAATCATAGACTTATGTGCGGTGATAGCTGTAGCGTAACCGATATGGATAAACTTGTAAACGGCAGACAAGTAGATATGTGGCTTACCGACCCTCCCTACAATGTAGCTTACGAAGGTGCAACAAAAGAAAAGTTAACAATTATTAACGATTCAATGGGCAATGACGAGTTCCGACAGTTTTTAAGAGATGCCTTTGTTGCAGCAGATACCGTGATGAAACAAGGTGCGGTCTTTTATATTTGGCACGCAGATTCGGAAGGCTACAACTTTAGGGGTGCTTGTATGGATGCTGGCTGGAAGGTACGCCAATGCCTTATTTGGAAGAAGTCTAGCCTTGTTATGGGGCGTCAAGACTATCATTGGATGCATGAGCCGTGTTTATATGGGTGGAAGGACGGAGCAGCACACCTTTGGTCAGCCGACCGTAAACAAACCACAATTCTAGAGTTTAACAAGCCATCAAGGAACGGTGAACACCCAACCATGAAGCCTGTAGCCCTATTTGAGTACCAAATGCTCAACAACACTAAAGGTGGGGATATTGTGCTTGATAGTTTTGGCGGTAGTGGCACAACTCTATTGGCTGCTGAAAAGAACGGCAGAATAGCCTATTTAATGGAATTTGACCCTAAGTTTTGCGATGTAATAGTCAAGCGTTGGGAAGACTTTACGGGCAAAAAAGCTATTTTAGCGGAGTTATAAAAATGGCAGAAAAAGGCAGACCCGCACATAAACCAACCAAAGAAAGCCAAGATACCGCTAAACGATTATCTGCATTGGGCGTACCCCATGAGGATATAGCTAGTAGGCTAAAGATTAGTGCTGATACTTTGGTCAAGTATTACAAGGATGAGTTAGACGAAGGGCGTATAGACGCTAATGCCGCTATTGCTGGCACATTGTTTAGCCAAGCCAAGAAAGGTAATACGGCTGCCGCTATCTTTTGGCTAAAGACTAGGGCTAGGTGGAAAGAAACCCAAGTTAATGAGGTTACGGGCCAAGATGGTGGCGATATAAAGATTTCTTGGGCAGATGCCTAACATTAAGCTAAAGTACCGCCCTAGACCTATATTTGCGGACTTTCATAAGCGTAAGCAACGCTGGTCTATTGTTATTGCCCACCGCAGGGCAGGTAAGACTGTAGCTTGTATTAATGACCTTATCATCAAAGCGGGGTTAGAAAACAAGCCAAATGGAAGATATGCCTATATTGCACCGTACCATAGTCAAGCCAAGTCTATTGCTTGGGATTATTTGTTGCGTTATAGCCAGCCTTTATACCGCAAGCATAATCAATCAGAACTGTGGGTTGAACTTGTCAACGGGTCAAGAATTCGCTTATTTGGTGCAGATAATCCTGATGCACTTAGGGGTATGTATCTAGACGGGGTAATCCTAGACGAATACGCTGACATGAAGCCTAGCGTATGGGGTGCAGTTTTAAGACCACTTTTAAGCGATAGAATGGGTTGGGCCGTTTTTATTGGCACACCAAAAGGCCATAACGCCTTTTATGACATATATCAGACCGCAGAGATAAACAAAGCAGATTGGTTTAGTAAGGTTTTAAGGGCAAGCAAGACCAAAATCCTACCTCAAGCCGAACTAGACGATGCCCTAAAGTCTATGTCTATTGACCAATACCAACAAGAGTTTGAATGTAGCTTTGAAGCTGCCATACTAGGTGCTATATATGGCACAGAGATGCGATTACTGACCGATGCAGGGCGTATTAACAAAGTTGAGTGCGACACCTTATTCCCTGTGCATACAGCTTGGGACTTGGGCTTTAACGATGCTACGGCTATTTGGTGGTATCAGGTGGTGCATGGAGAGATACGGGTATTGGATTACCACGAAGCTCATGGGCAACCGATTATCTATTACGCTAACCAAATCAAAGAACGACCATACGAATATGGCACACATTGGCTACCCCATGACGCTAGAGCTAAAACTTTAGCAAGTGGTGGAAAGTCAATAATTGAACAATTAATAGATAAATTGCCCCTAAAAAGCGGAAATTTGTTTAAAATCGTACCTAATCTGTCATTACAAGACGGCATACAAGCTACAAGAATG